CCCGTGCGGGCGAAAAGGACTCCCCGAAGGCGGCGCGTGAGGCCCTGGAGGCCGTCCGTCGATTGCGTAAGAACATGGCCAACGCCACGTTCATCAACGCCGCCGCGGCGCGTACCGCCGAGCGTGGCGCCCTGGCGTCGGCCGGGGCCACCGTCGCTGGCGCTGCGGTCGGTGGGGCGGTCGGGGGGGCCGGTGGTGCCGTGCTCGGCGGCGCGGCCGTGCGCGGCGCCAAGCTCGGGACGTGGTTCGGCCAAGTCGCCCACCGGTTCAAGGTGTTCCACGGCACGGCCGAGTCCATGGCTGAGCTACTGGCTAAGGACGCCCTCCCGCCCGCGCGTACCGCCGCGGAGGAGCTATCCGAGCGCCTGACGGGGGACATCCTCGACGCCCCGTTCCCCAAGGCGGAGTCTCTCCGCGCGCCGGCCGACACCGGGGCGCTCGCCGGGCAACCCCAGCGCGCCGTCGGCGTGGCCGCGCCCCCGGAGCCCCCCGGGCCGGGAGTGTTCCCGGGGCCGGGCCAGGTCGGGCGGCAGGACACCCCCCGCCGACCCGCGGGCATGGAGGCCATCACCCCCCAGGCCCAGCGCGACGTCGGCGCCGCGCCGCCCCCGCCGACGCGCGGCGGTGGTGGATGGACACCGATGGCCGCCCCGTCGTCACTGGAGGGCGACCTGGAGCGCCTCGGCGGGGGCGAATCCCAACTCCCGTCGGTCCGCGAAGGCGCCGAGGTCCCGCTGCCCGGGGAGGCCCACGTCAACGAAACCCCCACGTTCCCGACCCCGTACCGCACCGAGGGCGCGGCCGACCTGGAGGCCCGCCTGGCGCCCCACGCCGGCGCCCAGTCGCGTGAGGCCGCGCGTCTCACGGCGTTGACCGAGGGCGAGTTCGCCCACGTGGTCGACGGGCTGAACGCCGCGGGCCAGCGCGCCCCCGATGGTACACTGCTGGGGGACTTCCTGCGGTCGCACGCGGATGAGCTGAAGTCCTTCGGTCTCATCGCCGCGGGCACGGGCGCCGGTGCCGCGGCCGAGTACGCCGAAAACGACGGCCACGCCGGGTACGCCGGAGCGGCCGCGGGTGGCCTGGCGGCGCTGGGGCTGTCGGGGCGGTTGGGCAAAGCGCTCCTCCTCGGGGCGCGATTCGAGGCGTCGGAGGCGGGTAAGGCGGAGGCCACGGCTATCGTCAACAAAGCCATGCACTCCCTGCCGCCACCCCCGGAGCAGGTCACGACCCACTACTACGGGAGCATGGTCGGCACCGTGGACGACCCGTCGGGGAAGCTCGCGGGGCTGAAACGCATGTTCGAAGTCACGCGTGACGCTGCGCGGCACCTAGAGCCCGAAGAACAGCACGCTATCTCCGAATGGGTGGGGACGTCGTCCCCCATCAAGTACGAGCAGCGCACGGGGTTGCAACTGGCGCATCGCGCAGACGACGCGCCGCTAGCCCCCGCATTCGAGTCGGCGATGGATAAGCTCACCGTCACGAACCCCACCAAGCACGGGGATTTGTACCGGTACGTGCACCTGGAGGACTCGGGTCTCGCGGACCTCCTGACGAAAGACGAGTTCAAGGCCGGGTCGCACCTGTCGACGGCGTACTACCCGGATACGGACTTCGGACCCCACGAGCTGCGGTTCACGAAAGTCGATGCGGCGGGTGGGCTCATCGGAGTCAACCCGGCCGAGATGGAAATGGTCATCCCGCCCGACGCCCGGTTCCGCGTCACGGGGCGGTACGCCAACCCGGAGACGGGGAACTTCACGTTCACGCTAGAGGAAATCCCGGACACCCGCGCGGGCGGTCTAAAGGATGTCGGCTATCTGGCACTACCGGCTGTCGGCGCCGGGGCCCAGGCCTTGGCCGGGGGTGGCGGGGACGAGTCCGGCGGTGGGGACGACGGCACGTCGGGCGCGTCGATGGGATTCATCGGCGCGGCGGCGATGTTCAAGCAGGCCCGCGGGCGCCTCGTGGCGGACGTCGCGCGGCGACTGTTCTCCCCGACGGTGGGGCGGCTAGCGACCAAGCTCGCGGCGCGCGCGGTCTACTCCCGGGCGGACCTGGCCAAGCGGCGCCAGGAGTTCCAATCGTGGCAGGAGAACCCCCAGGAACTCGTCGACCGCGTGGCCGAGGGGTTCCGCGACGTGCCGCCCGGCGACGCCCAGGTAGCCACCCACGCCGGGGTGTTCCGGGCGGCGGCGTTTCTGCGCGAACGCCTCCCCCAGACCACGAAGTCCAACCCAATGTCGATGCGGGAACTCCCCGTGTCGACCGAGCAACTCGTGAAATACGCCCGGTACGAGGACGCCGCGCTACGCCCCCGCGACGCCTGGGCCGACGCCGCGGCGCGGGGGCACATTTCGCCGGAACTACTCGAAACGACTGAGGCTTTACACCCGGACTTACTGGCCGAAATCCGCGTGGCGGCGTACATGACGGTGCGCGACGAGGGGCCCCCGGTCTCGGTCCAGGGCCGGCTCCAATACGCCGCGCTGTTCGACGGCGAGGGTTCGTTCGCGGACCCCGCCATGGGGAAGGACGTGGCGACCATGGCGGCGCTCGCGTACGAGCAGCAGGTCCCCACGAAGTCCGGGGGCGGGCCCACGTCGAGCGGCAACGTGTCGCACGTAGCGGCCGCGGTGCAGGCCCCGGCGGGGTTAGCGCGTCTGGGGTGACGGCTCCGGGTCGTCTTTACCAGGACACGAAGCCCGGGCGGCCGATACTGACGCCCGGGCTTTCGTGTAAACCAGCCCGCACCGTGTGCAGACTTGCCAGGGCAGATTAGCAGTTGTACGAGCGCGTTTGAGGGGGAGTTGTTCCGGCTGGTGAGGCTTATTCATGCCCTGGTGTAGTAGCACCCGGCGCGGGCGGGGTCCACCCCGCCTCCAACAGTATCTTATCGAGCACCGCCGGCCGGGAGAGCACCAGCTGCCGTACCATCTCGGCCTCGGCTTCCGCGTCGGCGTCCGACGGGCGTAGCGACGCGGCCGACGCGTTGCGCGTGGCACGCGGACCCCACACGTCCGGATGGCGGAGCTGCAGCCACGCGATGGCGGCCCGCCAGTCCACCGCGGCGGCGGACTTGATGGCGTTGATGTGGGGTAGTTGCTGACCCTCCTCCTGGGCCACGAACACCCGCGCGAAGTCGCGATAGGGGTTCGTCGCGCCGGGGGAAAGCCCCATCTTTAGCCAGAGGTCGAGGGTGTCCTCCGAGATGCCCACGCACCGTGCGCAGGCCTCTTTGAACAGCCCCGAACGGGCCGCGGCCAGGAGCTGGTCCGCCAGGGCGGGCGTCAGCTCGTGGCCGGCGGGGGCGAGCGCGCCGTCAGTCATACGCTACGAAGTAGATTTCCTTCGACGACACGAGCGCGTAATAGCGTCGGGTGTACTGGCCATCTGCGCCGCGGACGACCCTAACCAGGGAAGTGCACATGTACGACGGAGAGAACGCCACGACGTCGCCCCGGGCTACGTCGCACTTGACGTCCGGGCCCGTGCGTACGACCCGCGCGTACTGCAGCGTGACCGAATCGCGCGGGCGCGACCCGGATTCCTGCGGGTTGTCGCGGTTGGCCGCGGCCGCACCGGTCGCGAGCAGCGAGTCCGGTGGCAGGATGGGGGACGAGTTGAACGCGTACTTGCGCATCGCCGCGTCGTCCCGCTCGACCAAGATGACGTCCTGGCGGGGAATCAGCTCCCCGTCCTTAACCACCGCCCACACGAACCGTGCCGGCACGATGGCCGACTCGACGCCATCGAACGACAGGAACGCGGAGATGCCGTTGGCTGAAATCCCCCCATCGTCGCCGCCGATGTACACGACGACCCGCTGGCCGGGTTCGAGCCCCGGCGTGGCCGACGCCACGACCTCCAGCTCCTGCGACGTCTCGGACGTCGTCAGCCGGTCGTCCAGGAGGATGATGCCGCCCGCGGTGGTGAACCCCGTAGCCACGCCGACGCGTTGGCCGTGGTGGTCGACCGTGATGCCCTCGCCGTGGTCGGTGACACAGTCCCGGGCGACGATGTGATTGTTCTTGCAATAGGCGCGCATGGTCAGTAAGCCTTCGGGTCTTTCTTCGAGAACGACTCGACGAACTCGGCCTTCGACTTCTTGGCCTTTTTCTTGCCCTTCGACGACTTCCCGGCCTTCGACATGGCGATGGCCACGGCCTGCTTTTGGGGCTTGCCGGCCTTACGCTCGGTGGCGATGTTGGCCGATACAGCGGCCTTGGACGAACCTGATTTGAGTGACATGGGTCAGTCTTTCGCGGGCAGGAAGGGCCCCTGCTTTAGTAGATACTGAGGATAGTACTGGTCATGAACGCAGGCCCCGCATGAGGCCCATTCGCGCTGGCGTTCGTTGTGATACACGGGGGCATCCCAGTAGTAGCCCCCGGCGCCGTGGCAGTTAGGACACTGCGATTGCTTCGGTTTCAACATACCGATGCAGCCTAGCATCACTTGGACTGAGCCGCAATCCACTCGTCTTTGGTCAGCTTGCGGATTTTGCTCGGCGCCGTACCGGCCGCGCGTTCCGGGGCGCGGGCCCGCTTGGCCTTCGGCGCGGCGGCACCGCCGTCGGCACCGAACACCTTCGCGCGGCGCTCGTACTCCTCCCGCTCGCGTCGGACTACCCGCGCGGCTGCTTGCTTCACGGACAGCTTCGGCTCGCCGAGGTCCGGGTCGATGGAATCCCGGAGTGTATCCGCGACCTTAGCCTCCCACCCGTCGATTTGCCGGACGACGTCCTTGACGTCGACCTCATCGCGGAGGGTCTCGTGGAACGCGGCGTCCGCGCGGGCCGCGCGTTCGGCCTCCAGCTCGGCCAGGCGCGTGTCCTTCGCGGCCAGCTGGGTCGTCAGCGCCGGCACGCGGGGGTCTACCGACCCACGGGCCCGCACGGCCGCAGTCCAGGCCTGGTCCGGGTCCTGGTCCGTAAGCAGCGCCACCAGCTCCAGCAGGGCCTCGGGCCGGCCCGACCGGGTGGCCTCGACGAGGCGAGACACGGGCGACCAGCGCTCGACGACGGTCTCGGCCTGGCGTAGCACGCGGTCGCGCTCGGCGACGACTTTGGCCTCTTTCCGTTGACGCGCGGCCCACTTCGGGGTCTTTTCGTCGAATCCCGCGGGGTCCTCCCCGAGTAGGTCGGCGATGGTGTCCAGGTCACCAGCCCGGAGTGCCTGGAGGACCGCACTGGGGTCCGGGGCGGTACTGGAGGGTGTTGTCGCATTCGGCGGCGCTGGCGTGGCGTCGGTCGACCCGGCATTGGCACGCGACACAGACTTGCGCTTGGGTGCGGGGGGCGGGGAGTCCGCATCCCCCTCGGCATCGGGGGGCGGCGCGGCCGCAGCGAACTTGCCCGTCGCCGGGTCGCGGGGGGCTTTTGGGTCGGACGGGGTCTCCTCGTGGTCGTGTCGGGGGGCGTCAGACGACGGGGCGTCGGGCAGCTTGGCGATGAAGGCGTCGAAGTCGATGGCCATACGGGGCGGGTATCCTTATTTCAGTTTGGGGGCCGAACCTATAATAAGGCCGGCCCGTTCGTGTGCGTGTCCGTTAGTAACGGACACGCGGGTGGAGATGTCAGAGCCCGAGCGGACCGGATTGGCCGGCGGGCGGCGGGGGAGGCGGAGCCATCGCCGGGGCCATCCCAGGCGGGGCGGCTCCGCCGACGGAGCCCCCCAACCCGACGGACATGCCGGCCGAGCCCTGCACGGGCGCCGGCATGCCGAGTGCCGGCTGTGGCGCCTGGGGCGGGGAGACCTCAGCCGACATCTGGGCGGACAGCTCCGCGATGAAGTCGAGGAAGTACTGCAGCCGTTCGGTCGGGACCTCCGACAGCTCGGCTTCCATCAGGGAGTCGATGACCTGCACCATGGCGTCGGCCTTGCGCATCCACGGCCGAGGACCCTGATAGAAATTCGGCTCGTTCAGTTCCTCGTCCTTCGACATCAACCAGCGGTCGATTTGCCATGCCACCCAGCGCCGCTGGGTTTTGATGACCTTGGTTTCGCCCGGCACGTCGTAGTTCTCCAGGCACGCGATGTACGCCTCGAACGGAATGGCGCCCTTCTCCAGCAGCTCCTCCGCGTACTGGACGCGTTCCTCGGGAGTGTTCTTCTTTTCGGAGACGGGCTTGACCTGGACTTGCAGGGCCTCCAGGTCGAGGTCCAGGATGTCCTTCGCCTCGATTTCCTTGGAGAAAAACTCCCCGGTCCACTTGCGGGAGAACGCCGCGTTCTCTTCGTACAGCTTGCGCTGGGCCCGGAGCATATGCCGGGCAATGTCGACGGCGACCCACTGCACGTACGCGCGGTGGCCGGTGGCGTGGCGGTTGTCGAACCGCTCGCCGGCCGTGCGCTGGGCTACGCCGGACGGGAGTCCAGGTTCAGCCTTCGCGGCAGTGTGCATGTCGGCGATGCCGAGGGTCTCCGCGATGCCGGTCTCGTGCTCGTGGAGCAGCTCCATATCGATGCGGTTGAACGGCGCGGGGTTCTCCACGACGGGCTTGGCGTTCGGGTTCTTCAGCCGGATGACCTTGATGGTGTCGATGACCGTCAGGTCGTTGATGTCCACCAGGTCCTTTTCGACCACGTAGTGGATTTGCTGGGCGTTGTCCGTGTGGGCCTCGTCGCACCGGAAAAGAATCTCGTTCGCTTTCAGGACCTCGTCGAACACGATTTCCATCATGGGCGTGGACCAGAACCCGGCCAGCGCCGGAGCCGTGTGCAAGAACGCGAACGGGGGCTCGTCCGAATCCCATTCCTCGTCCAGCAGTACCGTGCCGTTGCGGAGGGTGACCAGGTGTCGGCCGGGTTCGTCGCCCACGCGTACCGCCCAGGCCTCCCATACAGGGACCATCTCGGCGCGCTTGGTGCGGCCGGTGAACGTCAGCCCACCCCGGTCCTTCCGGGACTCGACGGCTTGGTGGATGGCGGTTGAGTGCGAGGGGTACGAGCGGGCGAGCTTGTAGGGCGCCCACCACGTAACCTCGCCGAACGTACGGGGCGTGCCGTACGACAGCTCCGTATCGTCGAGGAACATGTCCAGTGTGTCGTGGAGCTCCACGACCACGCGGTCTTCCTCGGGCCAGGGGTAGATTTTCGCGGCCACGGACCCGGTCGCGGAGCACGCGATGCGGAGGCCCTGGTGGGCCAAGGCGTGCACGTTGGCATAGTTCCCCTGGCGCAGGTCGTACTCCGCGGACAGGATACGCTCGTTCAGCGTGACTTTACGTTTGAGCTCCCAATCCCCGTCGGTCACCATCAGTGCTGGCTGGGGCGCGTCGTTCGCGCCGATTTTGCCGACGTACGTCTCGACGAACTTGTACGAGTAATTCCGCGTCAGAGGGATGTTGTCGTCCGTGCCGGACCGGGTATCCCGCCAGGAGAAGCGCGCATCTCTCGCAAAGGGCGTGTCCAAATTCCGCCCATGATAAAATCCAGCTAACCGCCTTGCTCTTGCGCGCCTCCATGTATACTGCTTGGAGTACTCGGTCTCCAGCTCCACGATTTTGTGAGCGGCCTCCTTAGAATCCCGCTCCCACCACGCCAGGTCCGGTTCGTATGCCATTCGCCCTATTCTAGCACTGGCCGGCCCGCCGTGCTAGTATTCCTGTGTGCTAGCGCCCCTGACTCGACTCCTCAAAATCCCCGAGGAGCGCCGCGCCCTCACGCCTCCGGAGTTACGATTCGTCAGTTCCCCCGCCAAGCGCCGCACAAACTGTTCCGGCCGACGCGCCGGCAAGTCGTTCTCCGTGACACTGTGGCTGGTTGAGCAATGGCGCCGGCGCCCCAACCAGTCGTCGATTTTCATGGCGCTGTCGCAGGAGTCCGCCATCAAAATTGGGTGGGACGCCCTACGGGAGTTCAACGACCGGTTCGGGTGGGGGGCGGTCTACAATGGCACAGACGCCACGTGGACATTCCCCAATGGTTTTACATTGTACTACATGGGGTGTAAGGACCGTCGTTCGGCCAACCTCGTCCGTGGCGTGCCGAAAATCCATCGCGTGGCCGTCGACGAGTGCGGCCAGATAGCGGACCCCCTGCTGGAGTACCTAGTCGTCGACGTGGTCGAACCCACGTTGGCCGACACGGACGGGGACCTCTGCCTGCTCGGGACGCCGTCGGATACGGGCGTGGGGTTCTACGAGGATGAAATGACCGCGTGCGAGGAGGCCGGGGCACACTTCGCCTGGACCGCCGCGGAGAACCCACATCTCGAAAAGCCCGGGGGCCAGTTCATCGCCGAGGCCCTCGCCAAGCGGTTCGCCGGCAACGCGGCGAACGCCACGTTCCGGCGGGAGTACCTCGGCCACCGCGTGCAGGAGGAGGGCATCCTCATATACCGCCCGTGCGCGGACCTCGACGAGGGGTTCTATGAGCGGGCCCCGTCACGGGACAACTACACGGCCATGGGCATCGACATCGGGTGGTCGGACGGCGCGGGGCTGTCCGTGCTCCGGGCCCGCGACCCCGAGCCCGGGGCCCACATTCTGGAGTGCTACCGCGAGGCGGAACTCACCGTGCCGCGACTCGCCGCCATCGCGGAGCGGATGGTACAGGAGCATGACGTCACGGAGATATTCGTTGACGCGGCGGGGGGCGGGGGGCGGACGATATGCGAAACGCTCCGGGCGTCGTATGGCCTGGATGCGACGCCGGTCGACAAGCGCGCCCGTCGAATGCGTATCGAGCAGCTCCGGACCATGTTGGATGCGCGCACGCTACGGGGGTCCGTAGGTCGGTGCGCCCAGGTCCTGGAGGAGTGGCGGGGGTTGCCGTGGAACCTGGAGCGGGACAACCATCGCGAAGGGTACGTCGACGAATGCACCGACGCCACCCAGTACGCGCTACAGGGTGGCGGGTTCACACAGCTCACGACCTGGGTGGTGGAGCCTACACCCGAGCAGGCCTACGCTGCTCGGGTGGCGGAAATCCAGCGGGGCAAGCGTTTACGAACGCGGTCCGGGCGGCGCTGACGTCGCCAGCAAGTACCACATATCGAACACCGCGCACGCCAGGCACACGAACCCCCAGCCGGTCTGGTTGAGCATGGCGCACATCAGCGCGCCCATGCCGGCCTGACCCAGGCCACACGCGACCCACTCACGCCTCGTCATCGTCGCACTCCGTCTCCTCCAGCCGCTCGACCGCGGACACCAGGGCCTCGAACGTCACGTCGTCCGCGCCTTCGGCCGCGATGAACGCCCGGGCCGCGGCGATGACGGCCTCGCGGGGGTCGGTGCATGCGGCGCGGATTTCGGCCAGCCGCTCATCCAAGGTGTATGACCCAGCCACAGACAGGTAGAACGGCGTCGAGTTTGGGTTGTCCACGTCCAGCAGGAGACACACATCCCCCTCGTCGTCACGGCCGACATCCCAGTACCCTACGGTCCCGATTTTCTTGATGTTGTGCATTGGAGGTATCACTTTCTAGCACCGTACACGACGCCGTTGACAATGGCCCGTCCGGCCACTATTGGGATTCCCTGTAGCCAGAACGTCCCATCTGACAGGTAATGTACCACGCCAAACGCGTGTTGCCACTGCCGCCGCACTAAATCGCGATGTCGGTAGTCGATGGCCTCGGCGCTGCCCAGCCAACCCAACGTTGCACCGACATGACGTTTGCCGCGCACGGTGCCTTGATAGACTATCTGCAGCTGGTGCACATGCCCGAAGCACACATTTGTCCCGACATCCTGTAGCGACTGGCGCGCCGCGTTCACCCCACAGCGGCCGACGTCGTGTGTGTACCCCAGCTCCCCGATATACAGCGTCTCCTTGTACGGGACGACCTTCCAACCCCGGCGGTCGAGGTGTAGCATGTCGCGCCAATCGATAAACGGCCGGAGTTCGGGGGCCAGCTTCAACGCATATCGGTCAAGCCTTTCCTCATGATTCCCGGTAGTTAGCCACTTGTTACCGCGGGCGATACCGCCACGGCGGCACGCACGGTCCAGCTCGTCCAGCGCCAGGTTGGACCCCTTGACCTCGTCCTCCAGTGACAGGACTTTCTTGGGGTCGTGCGGGTGGCTGGACACGGAGTCGAACGACGAGAAGTCACCCAGCTGCACTACACCCCCCGGGCGCCCCCGTTCGATGTAGTCCAATAGCACGGCCCAGGCGACCGGGTCGTGATAGGGGGTGTGTACATCTGGAACAACACATATCGTGAACACGTCATTCGACACGGAAAGGCTCCTTCTGCGCGGCCGTCAGCTTACCCCATGCAACCGCGATGCCAATCGATTCTAGCACGTCCGCCTGATGTGTCTTGGGGATATCCGCCACGTAGTGCCCATAGGCCGGCCGGAGGCGGGCCAATACGACCGCCTTCGTGAGGCGGACAGCGCCGGGCCACAACACCCGGCGCCACTGGTCAGGCGAGATGGAGTACTTCCGCTCGGCCGGGAAGCGTTCGAACAACCGCCCCGCCGTGAACGATAGGGTCTGCTGTGATTTCCGCGACACGCGGACCCGCTTGCCGTTGCGGTAGATGGGGCCGGGGAACTGACCTTCGATTACCAGCTCGTCGGGGAGCAGCCCTTCAGCCTGCTCTGACCAGTGTGTGGCCACCTCGACCACACCGTCGACCGTGAGACAGAACCCCGGCTTGGCGCCCGGGTCTATCGCGAGTACCCTCACGACCCCAACCCCAGCCGGTCCGCCATCGCCAAGAACTCCCACTCCGCCGCGTCTGGGGGCAGTGGGTAGCACGCCTCGTGCCACGGCTCCCGCGTACCCTCGCCCCCGAGCAACAGCTCCCGCGGGTACTCCCCAGAGAACAAGTCCCGGGCCTCGGACAGCCGGGCCCGGAGGTCCGCGTCCTTAATGATGGGGCACCGGCGAAACGCCACATCGAACCGCGTCTCCACACACGTGGCCCACTCGTCCTCCAGGATGCGATAGTCCGGCATGAGGCGCTTCAGCCCCGACGTCATGTCCCCCAGGTACGCCTCCGTAGCATCGTGGAGCAGGGCGGACCGGTTGCGCCGGGCGTTGGTGCCGGACGCCGACGCCACGATGTTGGCCACGTACACGGAGTGCGACGCGACGGAGTAGTACTCGTGCACGGCGCCACCGAATCGACATACCCGCGCTAGGTGGTGGGCGATGTCCTCCAGACAGATGTCCTCGGGGCGGGGGGCAGACAGGTCCAGCATGCGGCCGGTATACGTGCGGTAGGCGTATTTGTTGGGGGTCATTATCGATTCCGAATCTTTCGTGCGAGGTGAACGGGAGCTACCGCGAGGGCCGCGAGGAACAGCATTAACAGTCCGAATGGCCACGCGATAACGACCATGGTAACCAGTGGGTATGCGCTGGGCTCGGGGTCTTCGTAGCAACACGCGGCCGTAGCCACCAGTAGCCCGATGGCTAGGTACAGCAATGGGTGCACGTCAGTTATCCTTCGCGGTGGGTTCGGGGGCGGCCGCGTCGTATCCGTTCAGCCCATCCACGAGGGCTTTCAGCCGGTCCATCCTGGTCACGACCGACGCCACGGGGGCGGGGCGGTCGTCCAGGTCGGTGCGGCCACGCTCGGCGAACACGACCAGGAACAGCACGTTGCACCAAAAGCACGATTCGTGGGGCAGACCCTGTTCGTCCAACATTTCGCCGGCCGCGTACGCCGTCGCGTGGCGCTGGGCCGCGGCGAACACACGGGAGTATTGCAGGCCTTTTTCCCAGTTACGCTCGGCGTACTTCTTGGCGCCGAACGCCAGCACGCGAGCGATGCCGGGTAGCTGACGGGTGGGGATGGACAGCTCCAGCTTGAACGGCTTGGCTGACCACCAAATCTTGAGTCCTTCGGCGGTGGATTCCACACCGTGGTCGACTGCGATGGCGTGGAACTCGTTCCACGGGATGAGGTCCGGGCGCGGGCGGTTGGCGTCGAACTTGTTTCCTGATTCTGTCATTGGTCACTCCACACTAGTAGGTCCCCGTTAGGGGCGCGGACTTCCTTTGCCCGCTTCGACCAACGCGGCATCGCCTTGGCCTCTGGTACACACGATAGTACGTCGGGCAGGACTCGTCGAGCCGCATCCGTCAACAGCCCACGAATCGTCCGGTCGGCCTCGGCGAGACGCGCCAGCGGGACCTGGATGAGCCATTCGTCGTGAATATGCGCCAACATCCTACAGTCCCCCAGCGCCCCGCCCGCGAAGTACATCGCCTCGGTGAGCGCGATGGTACCCTCGGAGCACACGAATGCGCCGAGTTCCTGGAAGGGGTTGTTCGCCGCGGCGCAGAACCACACGTCCTTACGGGTCATCCCGAACCCGGGCAGGTCCGCGTCGAATGTCTTCGCGCCAGGCTTCTCGGTGGACGCGACGTACTCCAGCCACGCCGCGCCATCGGGGTTCTCCTCTTTCCAAATCGCCCGCGCCCGCTTGGACTGCTCGGGGGTAATGGCGACCTTGTACTGCATCTTGCAGTACCGGGCGTGCTTCTCCGGGTTGGACATCCCACCCTGGAATCCGAAGTTCGACCCCTTGCCAGCCTGGCGCCACCAGTAGCAGTCCCGGTCGCCGTCCTTCAGCCGCCGTCGGAACTCGTCGTACCCCACTCCGCCCGGCATCAACCGCGCCCCGATGCGTGAGTGCAGGTCGACCTTGGTGTTCAGGTCGTCCACCATCCGACGGAGGCCCAACTGGTTGTAGACGTTCTGGGCGAAGCTGGCTAACTCCAGGCCGGCCATATCCACCGACACGATGCAGTACCCCGGCGGGGCCACGACGCACTCGCGGATGAGCGGGACGTTGGTGCCCGGCTTGGCATCCAACCCCGTGCGCCAGTTCTGGATGGCGGGCTTGGCCGCCGACGTGCGGAGCGTGTCGGTGATGTCGTACTTGGTGTGGATTAGCCCGCCCCCGAGCCGTAACATCGGCACGTCCGCCGACTCCACCTTGGACCACTCACCGTATGACGCGAACGCCACCAGGTCCGGGTCGTTCGACTCACGTAGGGTCTCCGACGCCAGAGACACGGAGGGGGTCCATGGAGGCTTCGGGGGCAGGCCGGCCGCAGCGCGCTCACGGTCACGCTTCGCACGGGCGCGCTTCGCGGTGAGGGTCTGCTCGGTCATCGGCGGGTGCCCATCGTATGCGGTGGTCACCATCGCGCGCAGCAGTGCCTGGTTCTTGACCCACCCAATCGTACGGACCCCCTGGCGCGTGCACGCACGCCACTCCAAGATGCCGGCCTCCACCGCGGCGGGAGTCAGGCGCTCCAGCTCGGCCTGGGCTGTGGCCGCGAGGGCGTCGGCAGCACGCTGGTCCACGGGCAGGCCCCACACGGAGGACAGCTGCAAGCAGAACGACCGGTACGAGAGACGCTGGAGTGCGCGCAAGGGGACGTACTTGCCGAAACGGCGCAGCTGGCGCTCGAACACCTTCACGACGATACAATCGTCCAGTGCGTACGAGCAGTGGGGCTCGGGGATGGCCAGCGCATCGAGGAACTGGCCGAACTCTAGCGCGAGGCCGGAGTCTTTCAGGTCGGGCGAGGGCAACCCGTGGGCCTCACACACGGCGCCCAGCTTGCCCGACGCACGCTGCGCCAGGCCGGCGATTTCGCCGAGGCGCTGGTAGGCGTAGGTGCACAGGATACGGCCGGCCCGGTACGCGGCGAACACCTCATCCGTCAGCCCCGCGGCGCACCACACGGCCGCGTCGTACGCTGCGTTGTGCAGCACGAGCGTGACGTCGGGGTCGAGCAGCCAGCCCCGAATGGTGTCCAGGGCGCCGGCTCGGCGCGTCTGGATGTGGCGCTCGGTCGAGCCGAGGTGCTGCCACTGGATGCACACGAGGGCCGGGGCCATGTACCCCGGAGCGAAGAGTTCGGTCTCTGAGTCACACCCGATGTACTGTGTCATGGTAGGCGCCCCGCGGTGGGTTACGTGTCAGGGTGGACCGCATAAGTCCGGTAGTCCCGTTCGTGTCCCCCACCGCGGTACTAGTCTTAGCGCGTCCCGAGCAATCGCGCCACCGCCCGTGCACACTCCGCGGCTTGCCGACAGTCCGCCAACGCCCGGTGGGCGGCTGTGTCCGCGCCGGTGACCACGTCACCGCGGCCGAGGTCCCGCGCGAACTGCCGCAGTGTCGACGCGTCGAACACGCGATGCGAGAAGTACGCCCGCACTCGGGGTAGGTGCACGGCCAGCCACCCCAGGTCGAACTGCGGGGAGAACCCCCCGATGGGCTCACGCCCCGGGGCGGGGTTCCCGAAATACCCCAGGAATCGGACCAGGTCCGCCTCGGCTTCGCCGAGTGGGATGCCCCGCTCGGCCACGTCCTGTAGCAGCCCTGACGCCGCGTGCATCTGCAGCACAGGTGTCGTCAGGGAATCGCGCCACCCCGACCCAGCCGGCGGTCGGATAACCCACGACTGGGATGCGACTTCCGTGTACGCCGGGGCGTCGGCCTCAGTGGCCAGCACAGCGATTTCAAGGATGTGGCCGGTCGCCGGGTCCAGTTCGGTAGTTTCGAGGTCAAGGAATATGCGGCACGCCATCGGTCTTCTCCAGATACTCGGCCGCGCGTCGCACGCGGTCATGGCCCGTCGGGCCTAGGAAACTATTGCAGGTCGTGCACAACCAGCCGCGGATTTTGCCGGTCTCATGGTTGTGGTCACACCGGAGCTTGCGGTCCGGCTTCCGGCAGATAGGGCATTGCCCGACCCGCTTCTCGGCGGTCGGGTTCAGCATACCCCGGGCCTTTCGCCGACTGCGGCGTTGGGCATCTTTGTTCTTTTCGGGATTGGCCATTCGCCACGCTGTTACGGCTGCCCGTGTTTGCTCCGGGTGTAGCCGCCTATACTCGGCGGCGAACGCCCGCTGATACTCGCGCCGCGCCGGTGATACGGCGCGGCGCTTGCGAGGCGTCTCAGCCCTGGTCGAGGGCGAATCGGAGTTCATGCACAGCCTTGCCCGTGCGGGTGTTGCGCAGAAACTTGTTCTCGACGCGCATCGCGATGCCCAGCGGCTCGACTTCGTTGTGCAGCTGCAGCAACACGGGCGCGGCCTTGAAGCCGTCGTCGCAGGGCTGCCCTGCGACGGTCGCCGCGAACTCACGGCGCTGCTGCGCCATCTTGCCCAGAACAAATTCTGGGATACTTTTGTGCTGGTCAAAGAAGGCCACCACGTAGGTCTTACCCACCTTGACGTTCTCGGGATTGCTCGACTCGGTGATGGTCATGTTGACAAACACCCCGCGGTTGTCAAAATTCTTCTTGGCCTTGACCTCGTTGATACGGACCTTCGCCTGGAAGGCGACGTCATACGGGAGAAAATCCTCTAGACCCTGGCTGAGGAGTTCGCGGTCATCCGAGGCCCCCAGAATACTGAGTGCGTCTTTGCTGGTGGTGGTCGTAACGATTGCATTGGACATTGTTGGTACTACTTTCTGTTGTCGGGGTCACCAGTCAACCCCGTCCAACTGGAGGACGGGGTTCGGCTTCCCACTGAGCTTAGCCCGCGCGATTGCCCCGCGCAAGGCGTCTTCTGATTCTCTGCAATTCACGACCACGTCCACGGTGACGACCGGTGACGTCTGGCCCTGCCGGGCCGTACGGCCAATGAGTTGTCTCCAGACTTCGGGGTCGGACGGGGGTTCGAGCACCAGGGAGTGATTGAACCCGGCCTGCTGGGCGTTCAGACCTTGGTGGCACGCCTCGATGGACGCAACCACGAGTGGCTCCTTCGTTTCGTCTAGGCGCACGCCGTCAGCGTCGTAGCCCAGCTCGCGGTGGAGTGGAATATCCCACGCCGCGGCGACACGGTCTTGCAATGCACGCCGGTCAGCCCACACTATCGTAGCTCGGCCGAGGCCACCGACCGGTAGGTCGTGGATGGGGGGTGGGCGCTCCCACACCACCTCTTCGGTCCGCGGGGGCTCAGCCGCCTCGGCGGTCTCGTACAGCCGCCACGCGGCCGGACGCAACGCCCGCACCTGATACTCGGTGTCCGCGGCCCCGGTGCCGATGACCGACCGCACCGTGTGCGCCCACGCCCGACGGGCAGCCAGGTACACCTCCGACGGGCGGGGCGTCACCCGCATCCAGGCGCCCCACGCCATGAGTCGGGCCGTCTCGGCGGCCTGCGACGGTGACGTGAGGAAGTACCCGTCGGGCAACGACCAGTCCGCGGGGAGGGTGAGCGCGGGGGCGCGGCGGATGACCCGCACGACCACGCGCCCGGTGTATCGGCCGATGCCGTCGCCGTCACGGAACACACCGTCGATGGCGGACAGTTCCCGCACGAACCCAGCGTACCGCTCGGGGGACTCGTCGAGCAGACATTGCAGGGACTCCAGGCCATATCGGGTCTGGGGCACCAGGTGTCTCACCCGGCCCCGCAACGCCCACGTGAACGCGGGCCCATAGTCCGTCACCCGGTCGGTGATGAGCGACGCGGAGAACACACCGACGCGAGTCGGGGGCCGCGCGATGAGGTATCGTTCTAACCGAACCCGGGCCGAGTTCCGTAGCCCGCGGGCCTTGTGGAACTCATCCATCAGCACGTCGGACGGCTGGTAGCGGTCGAGGAAGTCGTGCTGGTCGGCGCGGGTCAGCCACGTGTACGAGGCGAACGCCGCGCCCTCCGGTGCGTAGCCGGCGGACTTCGCCTCAAACGTCGGCACCCCGTAGGATTCAAACATCTTGCGGGTCTGGGGTATCACGGACGCCGGCGCCACGACCAGCGGACGCGCACACCGCTTTGCAATCAGAGCCGCCGCGTACGTCTTGCCGGCGCCGGGTTCCCGGTCCACCACCACCCCGCCGCACCGCACGAAGGCGTCGGCGCAGGCGGATTGCCATTCGTGCGGGGCGGGGGCGGTCATCGGGCACCCAGCCGTGACGCCCAATCCACGAGGTCACACCGCGCGTCGCACAACGCCTCGCGCTCGCGGGCCGTAAGCCCCGCGTACACGTCAGCCGTGGGGGTCTGGGGCTGCTCGGCGAGCGACCATCGGTTAGCAAAGTACGCCGACCCGGCCGACGCCCAAGCCAAGTCGTAGCGCACCTCGGGGACCTCCGCGGCCAGGCCTTCCGAGAAACACGGCGTCCGTCCGTGGTCCGGGATGGCCCGGAGTGTCGGGGTTTCGTCCGGGTCGGCGTGGGCTAGGGACGCCACGAACTCGGCCGGGTCCTGGAGGACGGGGCGGTCGGCGTCGGCCAACACCCACGCCGCGGTGCGTTCGGAGGGGGTCACTGGGCACCCCCACGACCCCGCCCGACGGCGGCTTGGGCGTCGGCGAGGTGTCGGCCGGTGGTGCCGTGGCACTCGAATGCCACCAGCGCGTCAATCAGTGCACGTACAGCCACAGCGAGGTCGCCAGCACTCGGCGCACATTCGGGAGCAGCACTCGTCGGTGGCGTCGGGGCTAAAGGGCCGTCGGTGTCAGATACACCGGCAGTCGGAGTTGGAGTCACCGCCGCAGTATCGACACCAGGCGTAGGGGCGGGCGTCGTCGTCTTCCGCGGCCGCCCGCGCCTCGGCCCTTTTGGGGGTATCGCCACGACCGTGGTCGTGCCCGACCCCCCGTGTCCACCGCCGAACCGCGCCTCGATAGCCTCGACCTCAGTCCCGATAGCCGCGCCTTGGGGCCCACCACCGCGCCACTGCTCCAAGGCTTCCGCTTCGCTCGGTTCCCCAGTCACGTCCGACGGCGTATTCGCCGAGTCGTCGTGCCCTGGGGGCTCATAGCCCAGCATCGCCAGCGCGGCTGGGGTGCCTTCGATGGTGTGCACCACGAGGGGACGCTCACTGCAATCGATGGTCACGCCGGACGCCGTGGTGATGGCCAGCGGAGCGGGCCGGTCCGACGCGGGCCGGTTGATGGCGACCGCCGCGGCGACGGACGCCGCCAGTTGGTCGGCCAGCGCGGCGCGGGGGACGGGGACCACGCCGCCGTCGGCGGGTTTCGGAGCACGTAGTTTGCTGAGGTCGAATGCCATTCCGTTTTTCCTGTTGGGGTCCACTGGACCGTTGATACCGTACACGTTGACGCCTTCGAAGGCGCCTGGGCATGCCGCCCGCACGAAGCAGCGACGGCATGAATCAGGATTAGCACTGACGTCAGCGGGGGGCAACCCGGATTCGGTGAGCCGGAGCATCTCGGCAACAATCGGGCGGACGACTCGGTCGAACCATGCCTCCGTATCGGCGCGTTCGAAGTCCGCGGCCGTAGTCCAGCACACCGGGCAGTCGGCCTTGGATACGTATACCCATTCGGCATACGACGTGGGGAGGGGGGTCAGCTGGAACTCACACCACGCGTACAACCGTGCCTGGATGTTGTCGGCGAGCGGGCGCAGGTTACCCC